TGCAGGGGATGATTGCTTATGGTAATCACGGCTCTTTAATTGAGCGCGATGGGGCGGATAGTGCTTATAGAGTCGCAGACAAGATGCTTGAAGCGAGGGACAGATGAAAATCGGCGACCGTGTAATAACGGTGGACGGCCCCGGATTTATAGTGGCAATCGAGGACTTTAAAATGAAACGGTACGGGGTAAAACTCGATGGCTTCACGAACGAATTATATTATTTCGAAAAAGAAATTCAGGAGGCAATAAAAAATGAAACATTGGATTGAATATCTGCCCGAAGTTGGATCGCTATCAATCGAGGCACGGCGGCAGGAGTCTCTGGTTTACGACATTGTGCACCACACACAAGTGGCAAAAAAATTAAAATCAGACTATGATGCAAACGAAAAACGGCTCATGGAAATAGCATTACAATATTGGTCAAAAGATGAAATCAAACAGGCAAAAAAAACTGGAATCCGGGAGGGACGATAATGACAACAGTAATCACGCTTAACCCTGACACCCGCATCAAGACGACCCGATTCCATTGCCGTAAATGTGGAATCCCCGTCACCATCGAGACGGGAGCGCGGGAGCGGGTAGTCAGTAACTTGTGCCTTGAGTGCGAGGAGCGGGCGGTGAGACGGGAGCTTAAATTAAAATAATTATAAAGGGGTGAGAAAATGGAAGATGTAAAATTTTCTGATCTTATCGGAAAGACTGTCGTTAAAATATTAATCAGATGTGATGAAATAAATATTTATACCGACAAGGGCGAACATTATCGGATGAATCACGATCAAGATTGTTGTGAATCCGTTGAGGTTGAGGACATTATTGGGGATGTCAGTGATCTATTGGGTTGTCCAATATTGAAAGCATCAGAAGATACGAGCAGACAAAATCCCAATGGTATAACGAAAGAATGTCAAGACTCATTTACGTGGACATTTTACAATATAGCAACAGAAAAAGGACATATAACAATCAGATGGTATGGGGAATCGAACGGGTATTATTCGGAAAGCGTTAGTTTTAATAAGATTGCTTAGTTTTACACGCGGGGGCGTATGGCCTACGGGCGAGACGCTGAAATACCGGTCTCATCACCGGCCCCGCGAAGGTCGTTAAATTGGGGTCGTCTGACAAACGGCTGAGTCCGGGATAGTGGGGAAACCTACATCGACACCGGATACCTGCTCGGATGAGCTGACAGCCGGGAAAGACCGGCAGCTATGGGCGCGTAGTTGAGCGGTACAATAATGCGAGTCGCAGGTGCTGGGAAGTACAACCAGATTATCGATGAGCAGAGATTGCAGGTCCGAATCCTGCCGTGCCCGAAATCATAAAAGTCTAAACTTGTTTATAGCATTCTGTACGGTCGACATAGACAAGTCTGGATTGACTTTAAGAGTATATCACTGAAAAACACATGAGACAAAAGGACACTTATGTCTCATACGGGAAAGATATATTAAACTAGAAGGAGAAATGAAGATGGAAAAGCAAGACATAAATTATTTTGAAAAAGAGTTAGAAGATTTAGTCAATAAGTACGAAATAAAATACTGCTCTTTTGCGGGGGAACATAATGAACATATGATCGGGTTAATGGGTATAGGTCAAATAAAAACTCCAGAAGACATGACTAGAGTAGTGATGAATACAGCCAGGCTTTATCAATCTGCTAGGGAAAAATTATTTAACTATTTCAACAAAATGGCGAATAGCAAAAGATACTAAGTAAAGGAGAAATGAAAATGGGTAAAAACTTATTTAAAGAATTTAATACCAATACACAAAAAGAATTATCACACATAGATATTGAAAAGGAATATAAATTGATCAAGCAAAAACAAAGTAACCTTTCTGCAAGGTTGCGAAATGTAGTAGTCTATGTGAAAGAAGTTTTAATTCCTGAATCACGGGTATAACAATGACCGATATATCATCTTATCTCGATAATGATATGACACTAAACGCAATGTCAGATCAAATTATTAAAAAAAATCCTAAACGATTTAGGCATTACCTCGGTATGTCTGAAATCGGAGAACCATGCTGGCGTATGCTCTGGTATCGATTTCGAATGGTCCATCAGGAAACAATGACTTTACAATCACTTCTTGCAATAGAAGACGGATATAAACAAGAAGACATTATGGCCGAACGGTTGCGGATGGTACCCGGCGTAATGCTAGAAACTGTTGACGATAAAACAAAAAAGCAATTTTCATGTCGATATTTAGCAGGTCATTTTTCTGGACATCTTGACGGAAAAATATCAGGCATACTTGAAGCTCCAAAAACTGAACACGTCTGGGAAAATAAATCAGTAAATGAAAAGAAGTTTAAACAACTACGGGACCTGATTTTAGATGTAGGAGAAAAAGACGCGCTTGAAAAATGGGATGTAGTATATTACGCGCAAGCTCAAATATACATGCACTCATTCGGTTTAACGCGACATTATTTAACGGTAAGTTCACCAGGTGGCCGCAACTATACATCTTGCCGAACTAATTACAATGGAAAAGTTGCGTTATCGCTACTTGCAAAAGCAGAATCAATTATTATATCTGACCGTCCTCTACCGAGAAATAGTGAGAACCGGTCATTTTATCAATGCCAGTGGTGCCGGATGAAAGAAATATGTTTTGATATGCTAGTCCCTGAAGTCAATTGTCGGACGTGTGCATTTTCAGAACCGATTATAACCGGACCCGTTGCATCATGGCATTGCCATAAAAAGGATATTGATTTTACCGGAGAATCTAAACCTTGCGACCTTCATTTGTTTCTTAATACTCTTGTCCCATTTAAAGCCGTTGACGCTGATAGTTCAGGAGACACACCGAACTGGATAAAATACAAAGTTGAAAACGATATATTCTACAACGTAAATTCACAGGCTAAGAAAATAAAATCAGCTTTAAATTTAACTTCAATGGAAATAAAAGAAAAAGAATATTTTGAGTGTATATTTCCTGAACCTAAAAACGAGACACTAAAAACAAATAAAGAAGATAAAGAAATTACTAAAAAATTAAAAGGTATGATATGAATATGAAGATAGACTCTTATGATGAATTTTTGAAAGGAAAACAACAATCAGAAAATAACTTCGGATTTAAACCAATATTTATTCCTGATTTTCTTTTTGATTTTCAAAAGTATATAATTGAATGGAACACACAACGCGGCCGCAGTGCTATATTTGCCGATTGTGGACTAGGTAAGAGCCCTATGGAATTAGTATGGGCTCAAAATATAGTACAAAAAACTAATGGAAATGTATTATTGTTAACACCTCTTGCGGTAGGTCAACAGATGAAACGCGAAGCTGATAAATTTGGAATTGAAGCTCATAGATCAAGAGATGGAAATATACATGGAAAGATAACAATTACCAATTACGAACAATTACAACATTTTAATCCAAATGATTTTGAGGGAGTTATTTGTGATGAAAGTTCAATACTTAAAAATTTTAATGGTCATATAAAACATCAAATAAATATATTTATGCGTAAAGTTAAATATAGATTACTGGCAACCGCAACCGCCGCACCGAATGATTTTATAGAGTTAGGAACGTCAAGTGAATGTCTCGGTTATCTAGGTTATATGGATATGCTTAATAAATTTTTTAAGAACGATCAAAATAATAGTGCGACAAATAAACGAGGTAGATTTACTGAAGAAACGAAATGGAGATTAAAAGGCCACGCGCACGAATCATTTTGGCGATGGATAGTATCATGGTCCCGTGCTGTAAGATTTCCATCTGATATAGGTTTCTCGAATGAAGGATATATACTCCCAAAACTCATTGAAATAGAACATGAATTAAAATGTGAAGGTCGATATATAGAGGGGACATTACCGGGATTTGCATTACCGGCGCATGGTCTAAAAGAACAACGAGAGGAAAGGCGAGCAACTATTGAGGACCGTTGTAATAAAGCCGCTGAAATTGTTAATTCACATAAAGGATTTTCAGTCAGTTGGTGCAATTTAAATGATGAAGGTGACCTATTAGAAAAATTGATACCTGATTCAGTTCAGGTTAGCGGTAAAGATAGTGATGAATCAAAGGAAGAAAAACTAATTGCATTTTCTGAAGGCAATGTAAAAAAACTAATAATAAAACCAAAGATCGGAGCGTTTGGATTAAATTGGCAACATTGCAATAGAATGACGTTCTTTCCTACTCATTCATATGAACAATTTTATCAATCAACTAGGAGGTGCTGGAGATTTGGTCAAAAAAAATCAGTAACTATCGATATGATATATACGCAGGGTGATGAGCAAATGATAGGTAATCTAAAAAGAAAACAAAAACAAGCTATCGAAATGTTTGAAAAATTAGTTGCAGAAATGAATAATTCATTGTCAATAAACAATAACATAATATATACAAAAAAAATGGAGTTACCACAATGGCTATAAAAGAACAAAAAATAACTGAAAATTATACTTTGATAAATGGAGATTGTATAGATGCAATGAAAGATATTCCCGATGAATCGATTCATCTTTCTGTCTATTCTCCTCCGTTCGGAGGGTTATATCATTATTCTAGTTCAGAACGTGATTTATCAAATTGTGATTCATATGAAGACTTTTTTAATCATTACCGTTTTGTGGTAAAAGAATTACATCGAATTACAAAAAGAGGACGTTGTACCGCCGTTCATTGCATGGACGTTCCGTCTGGTAATTCTGGAAGTGATTGTCTAAAAGATTTCCCTGGTGATATTATAAGATTGCATGAATCCGAAGGTTTCGAATGGATCGCACGACATTGCATATGGAAAGAACCGCTCACGGTCCGCAACCGCACAATGCAAAAAAATCTTGCCCATATGACTATCGTCAATGACTCAATATATGCAGGAGTTGCCAGCGCTGATTACCTTTTGATATTTAGAAAAAAAGGAGAAAATGAAATTCCAGTTTCTCATCCAACTGGTATTGAATATTATGCGGGTGAACGACAAATTCCTAATGATTTATTATCATATAAAAATTATGATGGTAAACAAACTGAAAACAGATATTCCCACTGGATATGGAGACAGTATGCGTCAAGTTTTTGGGATGACATACGGCTTGACCATGTTCTACCATACCGCGAAGGTCGAGACGAAGACGACGAAAAGCATGTCCACCCGTTACAATTGGATGTAATTGATAGAGTTGTGGTTCTTAGATCTAATCCCGGTGAAATAGTATTTACTCCATTTATGGGAGTCGGCTCGGAAGTTTTTGGAGCGGTAACAAATGGAAGAAAAGCAATAGGGGTAGAATTAAAAGAATCATATTACAAACAGGCGGTTAAAAATTTACAGTATGTTGATGAACATAAAGAAAAAGATATAAGTTTATTCGACGAGGTATCTAAATGAGAGTTTATGTCGCGGGTGCTTATAGTGGAACTCATGTATTGGATATTCTTGAAAACATTAGAAAAGGAATCAATCTATCAAAGGATGTTTTACTTATTGGTCATTATCCATTTTGTCCGTGGGCAGATTTTCTTTTTGATCTTGTATTGAAAGATAAAGAAACTATCAGTATGGATATGTATTATAATTATTCCATCGCCTGGCTTGAGGTATCCGATTGTATGCTGTTGGTTACGGGATGGGAAAATAGTAATGGAACTAAAAATGAGATAGTGAAAGCGCATGAATGGAATATACCAGTATTTGAAACAATCGATGAATTGATGGAGTTTTCAATTAAATGAAATTTGATCCACGCTATTATCAGAAAGAATCAGTCGATAAACTGTTTGAATATTTTAATCGTACTGATGCATCACATCCCCTAATAGATCTTCCGACTGCAAGCGGGAAATCGTTAGTTCAGGCAATGATCGCTGAAAAAATATTAAACGAATATCCTGATTGTAGATTGTTATTTCTAACCCACAGGAAAGAATTAATTCAACAGAATTTTCAAGAACTTATACAGAATATTGGTATAGTTGATGCCGGTATTTATAGCGCGGGGCTGCATAGCAGGGACACTCATAATCAAATTTTATTTGCTGGTATTCAATCGGTTTATAAACGCGCTAAAGAACTTGGTAAATTTAATTTAATAATTATCGATGAGTGCCACTTGGTTAGTAATAAAGGATTCGGGATGTACCGTACATTTTTAAATGACATGTTTGAACTTGCTCCGTATTGCAAAGTAGTTGGCTTAACAGCAACGCCTTTTCGCTTAGATTCTGGGTTATTAACTGAAGGGAAAAATAAAATATTCGATGAAATTATATATCGAGCTCCGCTTAAAAAACTTATAGATGAAGGGTATATCTGTAAACTAGTAGGAAAGACGGGTATTATTAAACCTGATACATCGCACGTACATAAGCGCGGGGGTGAGTTTATAGAATCTGAACTTGAGTTAGTATGCGACGATATGGCGATAATAAGAAAAGCAGTATCAGAAATAAAAGAATTAACGCAAGATAGAAAACATATTTTAGTTTTTTGCGCGGGGATAAAACACGCTGAACACCTCGCCGATGAAATGAATATTCAAGGTATCCCGTGCGGCGTAATACACTCCAAAATATCAAGAGATAATGTTATTGAAGATTTTAAAAACGGAAAAACGAAGGCACTTGTAAATGTAGATATTTTAACCACAGGTTTTAACTTCAAGGGTATAGACTGTATCTGTTTATTGCGGCCTACAATGAGCGCAGGGCTTTATTACCAGATGATCGGACGCGGATTTAGAATTCATCCTGATAAAGAAAATTGTCTGGTGCTTGATTATGCGGGTAATATTTTACAGCACGGGCCCGTCGATAAAATCGATATACAGACTACCGGATACGATGGAGAGACTGGTGTTAAAACGGCGGCAATGAAAGAATGCCCTGGATGCAAAGAGGCGGTATTAGCGCATGTTGCGGTATGCCCGCATTGCGGGTATGAATGGCCGGTTAATGTCGCTGAAATGTCGGTCAATCATGACGGTGAGGCAGCTGCTCTTGCTCCGTTATCACAATACCAACCTCCAATAGAATATGATGTTGAATCTGTATTTTATTATTTACACGAAAAGAATGATAAAATTTCAATGCGTGTATCCTATGGTATAGGATGTTTAAATAGTGTATCAGAATGGATATGTGTAGAGCATGAAGGGTACGCAAAACAGAAAGCGGTTGAATGGTTGAAAGATCATGTCCCGGAAGGATACCCGATACCTGATACCGTCGAAGAATGTTTAGAATTAAAAGACGAATTTAAAAAACCTATAAAAATATTTGTTGACTATAATCAAAAATTTCCTAGAATAATATCAAAATTATATGAGGAGTAATTAAATGAACATACCAGATCCACAGAAAATGAGAATGGATAAAGCACTGCATAGGATAACGCAGTCAAAACGTAGCGGACATTTTAAAGATTTTAGTAATCGTACTTTAAATTTGATGGAAGAAATTGTAAAGGCGGATATTCGGTATGATAAAAAAAACAAAATCAAGTATGAATAAGGATGAGAGTTTTTATTATACTATAACATGCCCGAAATGCGGTCATGAGTTTAAATTTTATGTTTACAAGCCGGGAGTATTTATGCAGGTCCCTTGCCATAAATGCAATGAGATCATAAAGGTTAAATTATGAAAATTATTGATATTGAAAATATTAAAATACCATCGGTAAACAGAATGCGTATAAAAATGCAAGTTCTGTCTAAAGAATATAGAATATGTAAAAAAAAATTATTGAGTAATTGTATAATTGAAAAAATAAAAGGACCGTATCGGGTTGAAATATATATTGATACCTATAAAGACATTGATAATTGTGTAAAGATTATTATTGATTCAATGGTAGAAGCCGGTGTAATAGATAACGATAAGAACGTAAAACAATTATATGTATCAAAACAACCTATAAAAAAGGGAAAACCTGAAAGTATAATTGTTAATGTTGGAACTATAAAATGAAAAATGAAATAGTAACATACGATAAAAATACTGGCGTTGATATAAAACGCGTTGCATGGTCTTCATTATCACATGAAAGTCAAAAGGCCTATCAATCTGATTTCGATTTATTTTTCAAGTTTGTTAAAAAAGACCCGCCTGAAATTACTCCGAACGATGTTTTATTGTATATCCAGAACCTTGAAAAGCAGGGGTTAAAGAATAGCACTATAAATAGAAAGATCGCGAGCATATCAAAGATGTTTCATATACTTGAAATCACAGGAGAGATAAAAAGAAATCCGGTAAGTATATTAAAGGACCTGAAAAACGTATCACATAAAACGTCCCGTGAGATTAAAATATCATTAACGATTGACGATATTAGAAAGGTAACGGCGACACATGGAAATAGTTCAGATCAAGATAAAAAAATGTCGTTGATCATTAGGTTTATTTTTTCAACCGGACTGAGGATAAGCGAATTTATAAATATAAGAAATAGTGATATAACCGCTTATGATAAAAAGAATTACAAAGCCAGGATAGTAGGGAAAGGGAAAAAAGAACGGTTCATATTTTTACCGATGGACCTGCACCAGGAAGTTGTAAGGCTGTACCCTCTTAATAATAAAACAGATTATCTATTTTATACAATCAGAAAAAATAATTATAATAGAAAAGTACTTTGGAAACAAATTCATGGTAAATTCAAAGAAAAAATAGGCGTAGACGTCCACCCGCATACGCTCAGACATGCTTTCATAACCCATAAGATAAGCGTGGAAAAGCAGGATATCCGGGCAGTAAGTCGATACGTGGGGCATCAGCAGATATCTACAACACTCGGGATGTACGTCGATACGGCATTAGACGCTAAAACATCAAAAATAAAGATATAATTTTACACTTTTTTTTCTAAAAAATTATAAAATATGATTGACAATTTCGTCAAGATTTATCATATTACATACATAGATAATAATTAACGGCGTCGCGGCCTTAACGCGAAGGAAAAACAAGATGAAAAAATATGCAGTTACTTTTTATGATTTTGGTGATATAATTGTTGAAGCTCAAGATGAAAAGTCAGCTAAAAAGAAAGCAGTTATCAGAGCAAAACAACTATTTATATCAGAAGTACATACTGATCTTGAAATAGCAGCGGTAGAAGAAACAATAGGGCAGGTTTTATCATAATGAACCTCCAGCAATCTGAACGCCTGATAGACGATATCAGGCGTTTCTATATTTCTGAAATAAATAAAGCCGCTTTAAAGCACGGCGGATTTGAATCATTATCAGAATCAATTGGATTATCAAAATCTGGAATATCTCAAGTATTGCATAGAGGATCTTTTTCAGCACTCAGACGTATTGTTAAAAAAATATATGATGATAGGAAATAACTAAATTCATAAATTCACAACAGCATTAAAAAAAAATAGAGGAGGATTTTTTTATTATGAAAACATTTGAAGAAATTACAGGCGGTGTATATTTAGTAGAATCAGAACCTGGAGACGGGACAAGATACAGTTACTTTGTATATATGGATTTTGATGAATTTTTATTTATGCCTTTCCGGTCTACGTTTAGATTCCCTCAAAGATTGAATTATTTCGATGTGCAAAATATTACGGATAATGATGGAATCAAAATAGCTGACAAAGAAAATTGTAATCCTTACACGTTAATGGAATGTATAAGGACCATGAATGAATTAAGAAAGATGGGATAGTATGATAATTGATGTATTAAACGAGATTGAAAAGTTCGTGGTAGAATTTTTAAAGATAGATAGAATGGATAATACCGGATACAGAAACGCTTTGTTATACATCCATGCAATTTGTATTGGATCAATTCTAGCATATCAAGAAGAGATAGATAATAAAGATGAATTCAATAAGATAAAGGAAAATATAATTAAAGCAGCGAGAGGGGGAAAGTAATGGACTCTTATATAGACGTAGCAATCTTTTTTGTAGTTGTTTTAATTGGGTATTATTTATCAAGTATTGAATATATCCTGAAAAACATTTTAAAAGAATTGAGGAAAGGCAATCAGTTATTAACATTGAAGATTTAATAAACGGGGGAGAGTAATGAATAATATAGATTGGATAAAAGTACTTTTATGGTCATTCGGAATAATGCTAATTTGTGTTCTTATTAACCTATATAAGCCACAAGATGTAAAAGCCATCGAAACAGAGTATAAAATATTCACGCAATGTATAGAGGGTAAGAAATTCGTGATTGCAATAATGAAAAATAAATCAATTTCTGTATGCCCTATTAATGATGGGTTTCTTTTTAGTGGAACTGGAAAAATTCAAAAGGATTGTGAATAATATGTTCGGTTCAAAAGTTGTAGCAATCATACAAGCAAGAATGGCATCAACACGATTACCTGGAAAAGTTCTTATGAACTTAGCAGGTAAAAATTCTTTAACCCATATCGTAGATAGGGTCAAGGCTTCAGGTGTAGTGGATGAAATATGTATAGCCACTACTACGAATAGAAAGGACCTACGAATAAAAGATTATTGTCATGAAGTTTTAAAAGTCCATGTATATCAAGGCAGTGAGGAAGATGTACTCGGCAGGGTATATAAATCGGCAGAAAAAATGTCAGCAAATATTATTGTTGATATTACTGCCGATTGCCCTATGATAGATATTGAACATTTGAAAATCCTTGTCCGTGAAGTAAAAAATAACGGGTCATTATACGCTTCAAATGTTATAACCAGAACATTCCCTGATGGGTATGATATTCAGGTATACTCTTTTAAAATATTATCTCTGTTGAATAGAATAGTTCTAAGGGACACCCATCGATGCCACGTTGGATGGAATGCTATTGAGTATATAAACCAATTGACCGATAGACTAGGATATTCACAAGGGAACTTGAAATATTCTTCGCTACCTGCAAAGGAAAAACTATGTCATCCAGAATGGGGATTAACACTCGATACTGAAAAAGATTTTGATTTACTATCAAGAATATTTACTCACTTCAGGGAAAAGGATAAGCCGCTAAAAGAAGATTGGAATTTATTCTCGTGCGAGGACGTTGTTGATTATCTTAATAAAAATAAACGGCTCCTTGCTATAAATAAAAACATAATACGGAAAATACCGGGAGAGGGATGATATGACCGGTCTAAATGTTCAGTTGTATTTTAATACTATTGAAGAAAAAGAAAAGGTGAGGGAATTGATTAATGAATTAAAAGAAGTGGTGAGTGCTAAGACTGGTGGAGAATTAGTCCATAGGTCTTTGCTTGCGTATAAAGATACACTCGGGAAAAGGTTAGGTATATCATGGAAGAGTTAATAAAAAAGATGAAGGACATGAACAAAGCATGTAATGATATGACAAAAGATATTCCTAATAATACTATCTTAATTACTAAATTGATGATGGCATTATTTTCTATGAAGGAAGTTCTAAATGAAATGGCGACTGAAATAGTATTATTAAATGAGGAGGTTGAACGGAATGGAAAAGGTGAAATATAATTGTTCTAATAAAAAAATTTATTCAACACTATTTCTGAGTGTTACACTAGGGCTAATCTTGACTGCTCTTAGTTCTCTTATACTTGTTTTTGGAATACCTTATTATGCGGTGTATTGGTTATTTGTAAAAGGACATTATATAGCAAGCATAATAATTTTGTCTTTATGTATAGCATGGCTAGTCTGTTGGGCTTATACAATTTTTGGGTCAAGATGGTTTTATGATATAAATATACATTTTTGGAATTTAAAGAAACAACAATCCTTAGAAAAAATAAAAAATAAAAGCCTTGATTGTATTGACTGTGAGTTCTTTTCAGAAGAAAGAACATATTATGGATGTGAAAGAACTGATAGATATACTAATCATGTTAGTTACGGGATGTATTCAGGATGTGGTAATGAATACAGTGTTTTGCATAGGAGGGATATACTGAGTATGAAAGATTGTCCACTTCATAAATGGTAAATAAAAATAATAGGAGTAATAAATGAAAAAGGGGAGATATAATGCAGTAGTCGTCGGAGCAGGTTCTATCGGTGCAATGAAGCCGGATAAATTTGATGGGCCTAAGACTAAAAATATTTTAACTATCGCCCATGCTTTTTATAAACATCCGCAAATAAATTTCGTAGGGATAGTGGATACTGATTTATTCAAACTAGTTGATGCTAAAAAGAAATGGGGAGTTCAGACAAGTAGATACATAAGCGAAATAGATAATGAGATTGATATAGTTGCTATATGTATCCCAACTAAATATCATTATCAGTATGTGACAAGCCCTATGAGTGCATATAGAAGACCCCCAAAAATAGTCCTAATGGAAAAACCATTCGGTGAAAATTTAACTGATGCAAAAGGAATAAAAAGTCTTTTTGATACAAATAAAATACCAGTTTCCGTTGACTATATCCGCCGGTACGATAAATCAATGCAAGAATTAAAAAGTAAATTTGACAAAGGAATTTACGGCGAGGCATATTCTTGTACTATACATTATGACCGTGGATTATATCGTGATGGGTGCCATGCAATAGATATTTGTAATTTTATTTTTGGAAAAAATTTAGGCGGGTCTGTGTTGCCAGGAAGACGGGCTAATGATTATGACGACAAAGACCTATCCTATCCAATTCACATGGTCTATGAAAAATGTGGAAATGTATTTATGATTCCAGGAGATGGAAGAGCACACTCTATATTTGAAATAGATATTATCTTTGAAAAGGTTAGGATTAAATTCGTTGACCATGGATTAAAGATGGAAGTCTATAATGTAGAACCTGAAAAAACGTATGGAAGTTATAAGTCATTAAGCGAAAATCATAAGACAATAAAAACTCATTTAAATAATGCACTCTATAATTATGTAGATAATGCAGTTAAATTTCTGGATGAAAAAGAGCAATTGATTTGCACGGCAAAAGACGCGGTTGAAACGCAAGGGATACTATATGATTTAACAAGAGGGAAATATTTATAGGGAGGAATTTTAATGATTAAAAAATGGTTAGCCCGTAAAAAAGATCAAGAGGCTATTGTACTAGCCGAGGTTCGCGCTGCACTACGAAAACAAGAAGTAGAGCATACAAAAGAAACTGACTTAATGCGGTTAGAAACATTCAATATTAAAAATACCTTTGAAGCAAAATTAAATGAAGAACTTCAAAGGTTATTAAAAGCAAAAGATCAAGAATGCAAAACAGAAATAAACTTATTAAAGGAAGAGCATAAGTTATCCGAGTTGGCCCATAACGCAGAGACTCAAGAGTTAAAAGAAAAGATAAAGTTCGCTCAAAAATTTTGGAGGGATCTTTATGCTGATAAAGATGAGTTATACAACCTTGCAATAGTCCTACATTCTAAATCAGAAATTGATTTAAAAACAGAGCGGGATGAATTACAAAACAGGGTCACTCAAAAAGCAGATGACATGAAACGAATAGTCGCCTGCCTACAACAAATAGAAAATCTATCAAGAAGGATAGACAAGCGAAATGAGTTCGGTGAAAAATTATTAAACCTATTATCGGAGGAATAAAAATGAATAAAAATATTATAGTACTCTATATTTTAGTTACTGTTTGCATCATGTCTTGTATCGGGCTTGTCATAAAGGATAAAGATAACGACAAGAAATTCGCAGTATTAGGTCAAGCCCTTTATGTAGGAATAACAGAAAAACAATTTGAAGATCAAAATTATTATACGGCTTTGCACTATGTATTAAACTATAATCAATATATGGGAGTAAGTAAATGAATACGGAAACAGGGGAGATAAAAGAATTTAAAGAGGGGGAAAAAATTCCAGAAAACTTTGTGGAAGTTTCAAGAAAAGATATGACTAATAAACAAAAAGAATCCATGCAAGTTAGCAAATATGATTCTATTTCTAAACTGGGAAAACTGTTTTATGGAAATAGAAAAGAAAGAAGAAGACAAGCTAAACTATTTAAATCAAAAAAGGAGAATTTTAAATGAACCTAGCAATTAACGGCGGTGAAAAAATAAGGAAGGATGTGTTCCCGGCTCAATTGACTTATAATTATATGGAGGAAATAGAGGTTGGAGGCTTTTTAAAATCAAGAAATAACTTATCTGGTTATCGCGGGTCATGGAACGCTGCTTTTATGGGCGGGGAGCAAGTAAAGAAGTTTGAAAAAGAATGGTCTGATTATCACGAGGGATGTTATTCACTCGCTGTAAACTCATGTACATCTGCTTTGATAGTGGCCTGTGGTGCAATAGGATTGCAGCCAGGGGATGAAGTTATCGTTACTCCATGGTCTATGTCTTGCTCGGCTACCGCTCCGATGTGGTGGGGAGCAATACCAGTATTCGCAGACATTGAACCTGAGCAATTTTGTCTTGACCCTATTTCAGTAAGAAGTAAAATAACAGATAAGACTAAGGCCATCATCGTTGTAGATCTTTTCGGTCAACCTTTCGCAAAAGAAATAATGGATATAGCGAATGAGTTTAATTTATTAGTGATTGAGGATGCAGCACAAGCCCCTGGAGTGATTTCAAGGTCTACCCATACCGGTCTGTTAGGACACATAGGATGCTTTTCTTTTACTCAAGGAAAACATTTAACCTGTGGCGAAGGGGGGATGATCACTACTTATGATTCAGTACTTGCTGCAAAATGTGCCTTGATTAGAAATCATACTGAATCTGTTCTACATGAAATGCAAAGAGTAGATAAGGGCCGGTATGAAATGACAATGTACTCTGAAATAGAAAATGGTATTGGTATGAATTTACGCATGACTGAAATCAATGCGGTAATCATGCAAGAGCAATTAAGAAAACTTGAGGGCTATGTAAAATTGAGACACATAAACTCAGGAAGAATATACGAACGATTATCAGACATACCATTTATTAAAGAACCAAAATCAAGGGATGATTGTTTTCATGCCTATTACTGCCAGCCGTTTTTATATGATGAAAATATAGCCGGGGTCCATCGTGACAAGTTCCTAGCCGCCGTCAATGCAGAATTGACCGGTGAGGAAGGTCGTCCGGACCGGCCTATGATTGGAGGTGGATATATTGAACCAATTTACAAGTTCCCCTTATTTCAAAAAAATCAACACTGGAGCATTAAGAACGTAGACTATACAACGGTGAATCTTCCAGTAGTAGAAAGGTTATGGAAATCAGATTTCTTTTTGTCGATGTATCATAATCTCCCATTGACCATTGAAGATATAGAAGATATCAGTAAGGCTTTCCACAAAGTCGCAGATAATATGGGGGAATTGAAATGATAGTACTAGATTTTGGTTCTGGAAATACTTGTAAAAACTCCAAGACACTTATTGAGGAAATGATAAATCAATTGTCAGTTGTTGACAAAGAAAGAAAGTGTATTATCAAATGGCAATTGTTTTTATCTGCCGGTGAAAATGTTCCTTTGACAAAACGGAGTTTTGATTTTGCCTATACGTATGCAAAGAAACTTAGATTTAAAACTACGGCAAGTGTATTTGACAAACCTAGTCTTGACTTTCTTTTAGAGTTTGATATTCCATTTGTAAAAATAGCAAACATGGCTGGCCTATATCCATTATCAAATGATGTCCCTACAAGTATTCCAGTAATTTATAGCTGGAAGGATAATAGACAATTCGAATTTCTTAAAAGAAAATCATTACAAGGGATGTGTTGCATATCTAAATATCCGGCAACAATCGAAGATTATGAAAATGCTTTTAATCCTAATGAATTAAGTCGGGGGATTAGTGATCATACTATCGACTGGAAATTGTATAAAAAATATTGCCCTGATATTTATGAAGTACATTACAAACTTTATAATAATACGGGATTAGACTCAGGGCCATTTGCAAGAACACCATATCAATTAAAGGAGATATTGAAATGAAAAAATGTCTTTTTGTATTGTTATTATTTTTCATAGGATGCACTATCCAATCAAGAACTAAATGGCCTGATGGTAAAATTCCATTTGTTCTATCTGGTTTTTCGATAGAAGAAGAAACTGAAATAGTAAAGTGTATGTTATTATGGGAAGTTGCTTCTAATGGTAAGATTGAATTCATACTCGGAAAATATAATGATACAAAACCATTATTGATTTCTAAGATTGTTGAATCGGGTGATTTAATCGGCGGAAGTGTTGAGTATGGCTATTCTTATGATGGATTGAATATAATCTTTTTACCTTATGTAGAAGAAAAAATTATACTCCATGAATTAGCCCATTCTATAGGATTGTTGCACGAATTCAATAGGCCTGATAGAGATTTATATATTACAATAAAAAAAGAACCTTTAGAAGACCTAACATCAATAGAAAAAATTCAGTTTCTATATAATGATTACAAGTTATATGATTATAAAGAATTCCCATTTGATTATAGGAGTATAACAATGTACGATGAATATTATATTGACGGACATGGAAATGAAGTAGGAGGGGACACGATTAGTATTATTGATGCCTTGAAAGTACAATACATTTATAGTGAGGTGAAAGAGTGAATTTTATTGATTGGGAAAATACGGAAGTTCTTATAACCGGCGGAACAGGTAGTCTAGGAAAAACAATAACCCGGTTGCTACTTGAAAAATACAAGCCAAAGGGAATCAGGATATTTAGCCGCGATGAATTGAAGCAATGGAATTTTAAAAATGAACTTGAAAAAGATGGGTATAGTAAAAATATTTCTTGGATGTTAGGAGATGTTCGTGACAAAGATAGAATTGATCGTGCTCTGCATAATGTTAATCTTGTATTTAACACGGCCGCGATGAAGCAAGTTCCCGCCTGTGAATATAATCCTTTTGAGGCAGTTGCGACAAATATAAACGGGGCAAAGAATATCATAGATGGAGCGATAGATAACAAAGTAAATCTTGTAATGCACGTATCAACAGATAAGGCAGTCTATCCAGTTAATCTATATGGCGCAACAAAAACAGTAGCTGAAAAATTATTTTTACATGGGAACGTATATACGGGAGGACATAGTACAAAATTTTCTGTATGTCGGTATGGGAATGTTATCGGGTCACGAGGTTCTATAATCCCTTTGTTTTTAGAGCAAGGTAAAAAAGGTGAAGTCACTTTAACCGATTCTCGCATGACCAGGTTTTGGATAACACTAAACGAAGTCGCTAATTTCATTATTGAAAAAGCAATGATAACGAAAGGCAATGAACTGTTCATTCCCATCATGCCGTCTATCAGAATTATAGATTTGATAGATGCTATGCTCCCATTTCCATTTTTTGAAAAAGATAAAGAACCAATTAAAATAAAAGAGATAGGAATTCGTAAGGGGGAAAAATTACATGAGTGTTTAATGACCTATGAGGAAAGTTATTTTTCATCATTAGAAAATGACGCTCTAGTTATTAGACCTGATGGAAATATGAATGGAGTGTCGTTTATGTATTCAAGTGATAAGAATAAATTTTTATTCGTTAAAGAAATAAAAGAACTTATAAAACCATTTATGGAGGGACAATATGTATAGTGATAAGGAATTAAGTCTTATTCCATTTACCGAAAAAGATTCGCATGATGAAACGTATAGAAGTTGGTTTAATGATGTAAAAGTTACAAAGTATAATTCACACGGGCTATTCCCTTTAACCGGTGAAAAATTTGAAGCATTTGTGAAAGGTCTTCATAAAGAGCATATCGTTTTTAAAATTGTTATTACACAACAGCTCAACGATGCTAGTTTATATGGAGTAAAGTTTAATGGAGGGGATAGAAATATATGGATAGGAAATTGTTCATTGCAGTCTTTTAACTGGATAAATCGTTCAGCGGAATTTGCAATAGTTATCGGGAACACTAATTTTTGGGGGAGGGGATATGCGAAAAGAGCGTTGAAACTCTTACTGTATCATGGCTTTAACAAATTAAATTTACACCGTATATGGACTGGGACAACTGCAAATAATATTGGGATGCAAATGGCTGCAAAAGGAC